TGTCTAGCATTTGCAAATTCTTTTACGTACTCGAATAAGCCGCCGTATAATGTCTTATATCTTAAATCGAATAAACGAATCTTCCCGTCCCACATTCTATTACGATATGCTGGCATGAATTTATAACCAGGTACGTAAAAACAAAAGTGCTCGGCTAATTCTTGTTCTATACTTGGTTCAGTTTCAATTTGTAGAAAGACTTCGTTTTTCTTTTTAACTTTAATAAGTTCCATTACATACCGCTGGTAAATTTATTCCATTCAATTATGTTTTTAATGTTTTGGTGTCGCCACTTAATGTTCTCTAAAATTTCCTTTAAAGTATCTATAAGCTCTTGAGTGTATTGCATCTTGGCTTGATGTTCTTGGATCAATGGATCAGCATCATAAAATCTATCCATATCACCTTTTAATATAGTAAGGCCATCAAGTGGATCATAATTCCAACCCAATTCATCAATTTCTTCCTTACTTAACTTGCCATTATAATGCAACCATTTGTTTTTAAGAAGCACCTTAAAGTCATTATCTAGTTTTTTAAGTTTTAGTTTGTTGACAGAGTACAGCTCTAAGTATTTAGAATGTAACTTAGCAGAATCTCTAGCTGACTTGTCTAGATCCATTTTATCGATTAGACAATCTGTTTTCCACATTTCATGTATTTGTTCTAATGTATTCATAATATATCCTTTAAAATTAACACCATTATATTATACTATACTTTTTCATAAAAGTAAACCATTATATGCATTTATGTACGCAGAACCCCACCATTATGGTGGGGAAGTGTACACTTATTTAAATTCAAAGTATGTATATTTAAATGATACGCTAGCTTGTAAATATTCAACTTCAGTTTGTTGTGTAGAAAATTCAAGAGCTGATAGTGATGTTGGAAAAAGATCTCTGAATAAAATCTCTTTCGTAGTATTATTGTGACTTGATAAGATCATTAATGTACCATCAATTTTACTCTCGCCAGCACTGGCAATATCGTGTAACCAATTATATATTTCAATATAGTTTTCCATATTTTCTGTTACATTGAATGTTACTTCTAAATTACTAAAGTTTATTCGATCACCACTCATTGCAAGGTTCGAACCTCTATATGGTGATGGACTTTCTGCAAGTGAAAGATCGGGTAATGTTACAGATGTGCAAAAATATTCTGTATTTTCATACTTACCAGAATCCAACTTTAATTGGAATCCGACAGGTGATAAAAAGTTTTTGTTATTTGTAATAGCCATACTTATATTTATACTAGTTTAAAAGTTAAAATTAAGCACTGTGCGGGATCCTCCACCGCGTACCCGCAACCAGGGCGGGATCTTAGTCTCTTCGTAACCTTTGTCACTTCTAGATCAACAGTGCTTACATGTATTTATACACATAAAAAAAGGGACTCCGAAGAGTCCCTTTCCATAGTAAGTTAATATTAACTTATACCATGATTCCGTCAACTCTGAAGATTCTGAAGTATGGATTCGCTCTGTCTCCACCTACTGAACCATCAGTTGCTACGAATGGGTTAGCTACCATGCCATATCTAGTTTTGAAACCGATTCTTGGCTGGAAGTCTTCCTCACCGATTGCTTTAACCATTGTTAATGGTACGTATGGGCAATAGAAAACACCTGCATCATACGGGTTAGAACCTCTGAAACCTACTGTTACGTAGTCAGGATTTGCTCCACCAGCATAAGGATCAACGTAAACTTTGAATCTACCGTTAAGAACACCAGCAAATGTATTACCAGTATCGTCAACGTTTAAGTTTGTTGATAATGCAGGGCTATAGTCTAACATGCCTGAAGCTGCTAATACTGAAGCAACATCTGAAGAACAGATAATGTAGTTACCTTTTCCTCTTCTTGTTTCTTTAGCAATAACGTTTGCTTCTCTTTCGATTTGCATGATAAGACCTTTTGCTCTTTCTGCCAACCATCTTCCGTCTGAATCAGTGTTCATATTGAAGATACCTTTAACAGCAACAGAAGCTTGAGCTGCACCTAATTTAGCAGTTCTGTTAACAGTTCTTACAATCTCTCTATTGATTTCAGCAAGGATTTCAGAAGAAAGAATATTTGCAAGTTCTGCTTCAGCATCAAGACCATGAATTGCTTTAAGGTCTTGTGCAAGTTCCATTGTGTACTCAGCTTTTAAAGCTCTTGACTTAGCAGTAACAGTAACCTTGTCGATTGAGAATGCCATCTCACCGAAAGATCCACCTGAACCACCAGTACCTAAAGCTTCAGCCTGGGCAGTTGTCATACCACCAGCGTAATCAGAAACGATTTCGCCAGCTGTTTCACCTGAACCTAAGTCGTTATCGCCGTCATCAACAGCAGATTCTAGACCAGATGGTCCAGCTTCTTGAGTTACAGCAGCACCTGAGAAAGCTGTATTAGCTTCATCAAATAATGCTTCTGCACCTGCTTGAGTACCGTATCTTGACTTCATTGCGAAGATAAGGCCAGTTGGTCCAGACATAGGCTGAACACCAGCGATATCATAAGCGATAAGGTTAGGCATAGCTCTTCTTACCAATGAGATAAGAACAGGGTTAAAGTTATCGATGCTTCCACCAGTTGCGTTAGCAGCGGCATCTTCTCCAAGGAAGTTACCTTGTACTGCTGCAGCTTCTTCTCTAGCAGCGACTTCTTGGTTCTCTAATAGTCTAGCTGTAACAGCTTTTTTATGACCATCTTGTATATTATCTAGATCAGTGTGCTCGAGAACAGGGCCCCACTTCTCCATTAGTTTTGCGTCTGCGTTAAACATTTTTGTTTTTCCCCTATAGACTTAATTTATTTACTAAATTTTGTGATAGCTTGAGTATATCTAGCCATTACATCACCGATTTCAGCCGGAGCTTGATCGGTACCAACTACTTCTTGCACTTCATCAGTTGCTTCAACAGTTTCAGATTTAAAGTATGATTCTTTAATTACATTCACTTTCATTTCGAAAGATTCTGCATCGTCAAAATCAATATCTTCTACTAAAGAAGCAAGCTTTTCAGCTTCTGTTAATGCAAGACCAGAAGACGCCTTTCTTACAATTTCAGATCTCTGTAAACCAGAAACAGACTCTGTAAGTTTGATGTTATCTTCTGTTGATTTATTTAAGCTCTCTTCTAGTTCAGAAACCTGAGCAGATAATTCATCTACTAAGTCAACTTTACCTTCAGGAACTTCCACATAATGTTCTTTGAACACTTGTTGTAAAGAAGTCATAAAGTCTTCGGCAATTTCAGTTCTAAGACCGTTATTGATTGCAACTTCATTCTCTTCCATCCAATTAGAAACTACATAGTTCAAGTAAGAATCTACTTTCTCTACGAGTTCTGTTTTAATTGAAGAAACTTCTTCTTCTAAGTTTGAAACATATTCAGACTCGAGTCTTTCGACTTCTGCACTAACTTTAGATTTTAAAGCAGCTTCGAATACGATTGACGCTTTGTCTTTGAAACCATCGCTTAATGTAGCTTCTTCTGCAACTAATGTTTCAAGATCTTCTTGATAATCAATATGACTTACATCAACTGATTCATTTGGATCTTTAACAACCTTTTCAGGTTCTACATCAGGAGCAAGAATCTTCTGCACTGCAGCATAGATTTTCATTGCTTCGTCCTTTTTAGCCTTTTTGACCATATCATAAGATGCAGCTATAATAGCAGCTTTCGTTTTTGGCATTTCGACTACAGGCTCTTCGTCTTCGTCTTCTTCCTCATCGGAATCTTCCTTAACTTCTTCCTCATCATCGTCATCGCCATCATGTTCAGCTTCTTTTTTAGCTTTTGCTTCGAGAATATCCTCGTCTTGAACTTGTTCGTCTTCAACGAGCTCGTCTTGAAGCTCTTCAGCATCTGATACGTCTTCGACTAGTTCATTATTTAATTTAACTTCGTCTACTGACATTTTTATTCTCCTATTAAGAATTTACAAGTTTAGAGAGGAAATTTTTAAAAGCTCTGATTTCGACATCAGCCGATCTCATGTTTTTTGCTTCTTTGATTTCAGTCTCAATTTCTTCAATTTGCTGTGCACAAAGAACGCCATTATTCCATACCCAATCAACTCCTTCCATAACTCCATTAACAAATGCTTCTGGAGCGGATGGATCTTGAACGATATCAACAGTAGATAACATAAAGTCATCTTTCACATACATGGCGCCGCTTTTTTGTACAAGACTTCCCATACCACGACTTGATACACCAAGCTTTACTCCACCTTCGAGTAGACCTTCTACGATCTTTCCCATAGGGGTTTGTAAAATTGATGCTTTTCCTATAACATTACTTCCTTCAAATTTGAGTTCAGTAATCTTATGTGAAACTTTATCTAAATTAATGGTAGGACCTTCAGGGTGATTTAACTCCCCAACTGCTCTACCAGTATTTACTTGTTCGGTTACATATTTATTTACAGCATTTTCTAAAATTTCTTTTGGATAAACTCTACCATTTCTATTTTTAGAATCTGCTTGCATGAAAACACCTTCTATTACAAGGCTTTTCTTTCCATTAACTTTTTCTGTTATGACATTTAAGTCACTTTCTATATATTCTGCAATTAGCTTCATATCTTTTCCTGTTTACATAAACATGTCATTTAAATCATCTAATAACTTAATTAGATCATTTTTATTTTTAGGAATTTTAAATCCTAAAGCTTTTAAATCTTTTACTGGCATCGTTTGTTTACCAGCATTACTTTTGGCACCAGTTATCTCATAACTGATACCATTTTTACTATCAAAGCTGGCAGTCATTTTATCGCCATCAGCCTTTTTAGGTAGCTTTATAGTAACTGGGCCAAAT